GGATCAATTAATAATACATCAGTAACATTAGACGGGGTGACTTCGACATGGAACGGATTGAATCTAAACAATCGACCAGAATATCAAATGACAACGCCAGGAGCGGCCTTCCAATTTACGGAGAGCTATCAAGGACCAGGCCTTTCAAATCAAACAATAATACAAAGAACGACAACTATAAATTCAGTCACAGACACAACATCAACGTTTACTCAATAGCTAAAAAACTATGTCTACTACTTGCGACAACTGTGGTTGCGACCCCTGCATATGCAGCAGATGTCGGAGGAGTTAGTGCTACTGCTAACCCAATAGCTAACTCATCTGGCTCAGTAACCAATCAAGCCATACAGGTTCTTCAGGGCCCATATATAACTAACACCTATGGTGGTGGTATCCAGTGTCAAGGGCCCACCATGAACATAACTCCCTATGTGACTGGAGGTGTCGCATTTAAGAAACCATTTGAAACTCACTATGACGATCCAGTCTATGACATTCATGATGCTGATGACGATGGACAGATTGATAATCCAGGAAATATTTTATATTATATGCCAACAAGAACTAATCAAAAGGATAGTTATAATTTATCAATAGGTGTCTCTGCTACATGGTCTCACCCATTAGATCAATCATTACAAGATCAATGTAAACAAGCTGCAGCAGTTCAAATAGGATTACAACAACAACTAACTGCTAATAAAAGATTAGACTTTGAGATAGCTCGTCTTAAAAACTGTGGTGAACTTCTCAAGGCTGGTATCATGTTCCATCCTAAGTCACCATATGCTTCTGTATGTGCTGATGTTATGTTAGTAAATCCTGCTGGTGTAGTCGCAAATCATACACATGGACTACAACCTAATCAACCAGTACAACAAGTAGAAGCAAATGGTACTGCAGAAGATTTAGGAACAATTGAAATTAAAAGTCCTATTGTTATTACTTCAGAGGAGGTAGATTCTTCTTCTTCCGATACTCATTCGCCTGAATCGTCTGACGACTAGGTTTCTCAGGAGTCTTACCAAGTATCTTATTAACTTTAGTCAACACCTGCTTTATAGCAGGTTTAAAAACTCTTAATAATAAATCTGCTAAAGGTTTCGCAAGAAGAGCAGACGCACCAGCAACCGTCGCAATAGCAGCTGTAGTACTGGCAACCTGAGCACTAGGTAGATACTGTTCTACTGCTCCAATATCTTCATAAAGTATTACACATATTTTTTTACCTTGATTAACAGGGTCAGGTTGGAGTTCATATCCACTGACCTTTTCTTTTTCATTAGGTCCAAGTGTTCCTATCCTTGGTTGGTTAGGTGCAGGACAAGGAGGATCCTCTGGTGCAACGTTACCAGTATCAGGTGTTTCAGGAGTATCTGGTGGTTCTGGAGGTGCTGCAATAGGTGGTGGTGGAGTCTCTCTTATAATTGTCAACTGCTCTGGTTCATAATTCATTGCACTATATGATGGATATGATCCGTCAGGGCATATCGTCATTGCAGATCCAGAATCATTCACTACGAGATCTTTATCAATAGGAAGACCATTAACATGACTCTTATTGTCCTTATGCATCTCTACACAACCAGGCATATCTACAATAGGAAATCCAATATAATTTGTTACTGGACTAAAGTTAGGAACAGATGGTTGTCTAATCTGCCAGTTAGGAACATAAGGAATCCTCTGACTATAAACCTGAACATTTGGTATGTTAGGGATTGGTTGACCCATTTTTATTCTTCTCCACAAAATCAGTCCAGAGTTTGTTGTCCTTCTGAGTTCTTAATACAGGGCCACTAGTCTGAGGAAACCTCATTAATATTTCTTTATCTACTACTCCCTTAATATATTTTTCTAATTCATCCCTCTCTTTCTGTTCTGCACCAGTTATCATACCAAGTAAAGAACCTCCTACTCCAACAAAAGCATATAAAAATGCTGCTACTGCTAGGTAGTGAGGTATCTTACCACCAACAAACTTCTGAATGGCACTCTTCTCATTAGGATCCTTTAACTTCTTCTTCAACTTCATTCTACAGAATTTTCATAGTTAAGTATAACATCAGCACATAAGTAACTCATTGGTGACTTAGGATGATATTCAATTCCAAATTTCTTTAGTTCACCACAGTTCTTAAGTCTGGCTAGATCATAATCCAATTGTCTATTCATTAGCAATTGTTCCTTCATTGCTTTATCTGGTCCTTTGTCAAGAACATTTCCAACAAGACATGCACCCCATGCCACTGCACTTGCAATAGCAATAACATTAACTGTTGTTTGGTTTAAATACTTTTTCATTGTTTACTCCGATAATGTACCAAATGATCTACGAATCACACGTAGTGCTTCTAAGTCCATATTTTTTGTTCCTCCATCATAAGCATGGGCATATCCTTCAGTGATCATCTGTTCGTTTAATGAAACAGTATCATCGCCAACGTAGAGCCAACCAAGAAGCCGACCATACTTCCCAACCCCACCCTTAAGTTCAGTTCTAACAGTGAGTTCTTCATCACCTTTAATAGTCTCCTCTAGTTTTGCTTTCAACCAACCTGTAGCATCTACTCCCAGTGCCTTCTCTTCCAAGTTTCTTGTTCTTTTCTCTGGCGTATCAACTCCTGCAACTCTAACTCTTTCTTTCTTGTATA